CTAACTGTCGCCGTTTGGGTGTTTGCCCACATTTTGCCCACACTTTTTCGCAGCCCTGGCTTCTGCTTCCGCATGAAAGCCGCGGATCTGGGCCTCGAGTTCTTCTACAGAGGGCGTGACGTTCGGGATGTAGGCGCCGAGTGCCGCTTCGTGCGGATCCATAGACATGGTTCGGAGGATGCCTTTGGTGAGAGCGCGACCTGCGACCTTGAGGCACTCAGCCTCGGTGGGTAGACGGTAACCGTATTCATCCTTCATCCGTCCATGCTGGCAGCCGCACAAAAGTGAAGCACCCCCTCGCGCGGAGCAAAAGCTCAGAACCAGGGGGTGCTTGTCGAGTGATGGGGCTGTGCGGCTCTAGAGACCGAGCAGCTTCCGCTTCGCAGCTTTGAACTCCTCATCGTCGAGAACGCCTTGCGCCTTGAGGGCTGCGAGACGCTCGAGTTCGCTGTTCAGATCACTCGCGCCTGATGCCTCGGCCACGGTCGTGACGGGAGGCGCGGCGGCCGGCGGGGCTGAAGTGGAATGCGGCTGACCATTGTAGGAGACCGTTGAGTGTGAGGTGCGCTCCCGCAGGCTATGCGAATGCCTGGCTTCATCGGAGACGCGGTTGATGATGTTCACGCCCTCCCGGAAGTTCGTGATGTCCTGCAGGGTGACCTTCTCCTCGCCAGACTCTCGTCGGGCCTGAAGGGTGATGTTCCCTACGCCTCGGGCCTTTTGCGCCATCGTCTGCGAGGAATCAACATCGAAGATCTCGCGTGTACGAATCTGCTGGCCGCGCGACGAGAGCGTGCCGACCTCGAAGATCAGGTATTCTGCGGTGAGCTTGTAACGTCCGCCGCCAATCCCAGTGAGCGGCTTGCCCACTGCCGTCCAGATCGCATCCTCATCGCCACTGAGGTCGTGTTTGTTCGTCATTTTGCGACCAAATGACTGCATCTGGGACGCGGCCTTCTGCATGGCGCTCGAGCGTTCAGGAGCGGCGGGCTGCTCCTCAGCGAACTGATCGGTCCATGCCGATCCGTCCCACCAGCGCTGTCGTCCCGAGCCGTCGTCGTACCAACCTGCAGCAATGTCCGCCATTGCGATTCCGATCTATTCAGAGGACCGCACCGACGCGATCCGACTTCTCCCTAGCGTGCCACAGACTGATGCGCAGACGACACGAGATCACCCGGAAGATCACCCTGCCGTCCCAGTGTCGACGGCACGACGTACGATGCTGCGCATGAGTAGACCTGCACCGGTCCGCCTCGACGCGGACACGTGGGTGATCATGCGCAGCGCGAAGGATCACCCGACCGCGATCGTGAACCGCGTCACGGACACGACGGGTGAGGCGCGGTTCCTGGTGCTGAAGTGGGCTCTCGATCCGGCGCAGCGGCGCATGACGGGTATCTTCCCGACGCTCGAGCAGGCGGACGCGTCGGTGCTGTACGACAATGCGGCGCACATTGCGCATGCGCAGCGGAAGACGTCGGGGCCGCCGAATGGAGGCGGGCCGTTGCACACGTGAGCCTATAGCTTCTGCTCCGCGGAGAGGTCAACGGCTTACTCAGACGGTGTGCAGTGTTGCACTCTGGTCGCGTCGCCCCGGGCTACCGTGTACCCCATACATCAACCGGGATACGACGAAGGACGGTCCCTCTCAGAACTCCGAGAGGGACCGTCCTTTTAGTCTTACGTCAGGTCGGGATTGTTCTTCACGAACCTATTGGCTTCGTCTTCGCTGATCGCGAGAAGCCCCCGGGGCGTGTGCGCCAGCGCGTTGAGCGCCCGAACCCACGCCTTGCTCAGCTCGGGCTCCCGGCTACCGGAGAAATGGAATGCGACGCCCGTGTAGGGCGACAACCATACCGACACCCTTCCATCGCCCTGATCGTGGGCCTTATTCCAGCTCAGGAAGAAGCTCTCCTGCTTTTTCAGTTTCTGCCCGATCACGAACTGCAGGTGCGCGAGCAACCTGTCTTCAAATTCGTATTCCCGTCCACCGTGTTTCAAATACCCCATACGCCAAATCTTGGCATTGAAAACAAAATAGGTCAGGGGTTGATTCACTTCAGGATATGGAGTATTGGCCAGCGAACGGGTTGCTTTCTGGTCTAAGCATCCGGCAGATTTCCCGGGTATGGAGTGTCTGCTGCTTCTGCGCGAGCCAACGATCCGTCTGCCTCAGTCACGATCATTCCCGTGTTCGAGTTCGCGGACTCGCCGAGGCGCTGCAACCACTCCTCATCCATGTCCGGCATCTCACTCTCCTCGAAGCTGAACGTCAGTCGCGTGCTTGGAGCTATCCAGATCGCGGTGCGGCCCTCGCCCGCGCTCGTCCCATTCTTCCAAGCCATGAGGAACGATTCCTCACGCATGATCTTCTGCACGATGACTACCTGCATGTGCGCAAGCAGGCGGTCGTTGAAGTGAATCGTGAGTCCGTCGTACCTGATCGATCCCATGAGTGGTCGTCCTTCCGTCGGTGGCCAGCGTCGGCCGTTGGCATCCTTCACATTCCAGTAGAGCGGGCCGAGGGAAGGAGATGCAGGCCTTGACACTAGAAGGGGCATCGGAGAACGACGAAAGCGCCCCCTCCCAGCCCGGAGGCTAGGAGGGGGCGCAATGTCTTGGGAGAGGGCGCTCAGTGCGCGCCGTACTTTCCTTCGATGTTCTTCGCGGAGGTCTTCAGTATGAGTGCGTAGGCGGCTTGCTGCACGACGATCGCGAGAAGCACGAACACGGGCCAGTGCGGCACGACGTCGCCCGTCATCACGAAGTACAGCACGAGCACGATCGCGGCGAGCACGACACTCACGACGATCGATACGATGCGCTTGGAACCTGAAGGCCAGCTCGGGTGGTTGATGAGCGCGATCGCGAACGGGCTGAAGAACGCGAGGAGCGTCAGTACGCCGGCGGGGATCGCGGGAATCTGGATCTCCATTACGGGCGGTCCTTTCGTAGGTCGAGAGTGTCCTCGATGTTGGTGAGACGGTCGGCTGCGCCGCGGTCGGCCGTTCCGAGCTCGTCGATCTTGACGTGCAGTTCGCGCATCTCGCGGCCGCGCTCGATGTCACGCTGGTCGAGCCGGCCGATGTCACGGCGGATGCCTCGAATCTCGCCGAGCACGGCCAACTGGTTGTGGTCGATGTTGTCGCGCAGGTTGTACGGCTCGCCGTTCGGGAGCACGTGCGAGTTCGCGACTTGCTCTTTGACGGCCTCAGTCGATCGCTTCGTGCGGCGCGCATCGATCGTGACCTTGCTGATGAGAGCGACTACGACACCCTGCATCGCGACGATGAGGGCGACCCAAATGGGTTCTGTCATTTGGACCGCCGCTCGAACCACTGCCGGACAGCGATGATGCCGCCGAGAACCACGAGACAGAACGCGGCGACCAGCAGCACCACCACCGTCGCGCTCATGAGAGCTTGTACTCCTTGAACAGACCGGCGATGATCGTCAGGTCGCTCAGCGTCGGGAAACCGCTCTGCTTCTTCCCTCGGTACGTGGCCTTGCCACCCTTGAACAGGTAGAGCCCGGCCTTGTGTGAGCCCGTCTTGCCTCGCAGATTGATGAGCATGTCTTCCTCCTCGTGAATCGTGGTGAGTGACTGTTGTGCGGTGAACGTCGTGGGTGCGACGCTGCGCGGGTTGATCCAGCGGCCGCCGTTCCATGCGCGGTCCCAGCGCAGCTCCCAGTGGATGTGCACGCCGGTCGAGTAACCGGAGTCACCCGCGTACCCGGTGACGTCGCCGGCGCGCACCTTGTCGCCCACGCGCACGTTGTATCCCTCGAGGTGGCCGACACGGGAGATGAGCCCGTCCGCGCGTTGGATTTCGACCGTGCGGCCTTGCCCGTTGGGGTACAGCCACCGATCACCGAGCCAGAGGCGACCGGATGCGCCGTCTCCGCCGACAAACACGACGGTCCCGTCAAACGGTGCAAGGACCGGATCTCCGCGCTCGGCAGCGAGATCGATGCCCGTGTGAGTGCCGTTGCGGGTGCCGGCTTCTTCGGTGACTCGCGGCTTGACCGCAGGCCAGATGACTCCAGTCATGCGCTACTCCTTTCTATGGGAACGAGAGTGCCCCGCTACTCGGCGGGGATCGAGGGTTCTTCGGGAGAAGCCGCTGGCGGGTGGGTAGTGACGATGTTGTGAGCAGCGACGCGGATCATTTCGTCTGTCACTCCCGCCTGGATGTTGCCGTTCGCACGGAGCACTGCCTCATCCCATCCCGGTTGGGTTGCGAAGGCCCAGGCTTGCGCGCGCGCCCATTCGCGGGGATCGGCTGCAGGCGGCCGGGCAAGTCCTTCTTCGAAAGCGCATGCTGCGATGCGCGCGAGAAGCAGTGAGTCCTCAGCGAGCGTTGCTTGAGTGAGATAGTCAGCCATGGGGCTCCTTCTACGAGTTCGGGACGATCTCCCAGCGAACGGTGAGCGTCTGAGCTGTGCCCGCCCCAACTTGTGTGAAGCGGATAGTCACGGTCGTGCTTGATACCCCAGGGGCTTGGCTTACGAGTGCGATGCTCCCGTATCCGGTGCCGACACGAAGGGCTTCAACACGGACGGCGCAGCCGGGTGGGGGGACTGCAGGGACTGTGAAGGTGAGCGTCGTTCCATAGGTGCCCGTGCCGCTGATGTTGGTGAGGGTTCCGGTGGAGACCAGTACCTCACCGCTCCGGTATACGGTCCCGCCGCCGCGGCCGACTACTGTCGCGCGGCGGTTCTGAATCATGACGAGCACCCGTTCACCGGGGGACAAGTTCGAAACGAGCCTTGAGGGGGTACCGAGCATCGGCTCGCTGTCGCCGTCGAGTTGCACCGTGAGCGGTGACGAAGACGCCACGGTGCCCCACTCGAAGTGAGGGGCACCGCGGACCGCTGCGGCGAGCGCGGCGATCCGATCGACGATCGGTGCGAGGACGTCGGGCATGCTCACACCTCCCTCCACTCGGCAGAGCATTGGCCGTCGAATGTGAGTCCGTAGGACATGCGCTGGATGGTCGCGCGGGCGGGGTCGGCGTTGCGTGGTCGGAAGTCGACGACGTCGTTGGGGTCGAGGGGGACGATCGCGTGGGATACGGCGAGCTTCGCGACGGGTGACATGGCGTCGCGGAGTCGGCGTTGCGCGAGGGCTTGCAGGACGGGCAGGGTGCCTTCGGCGCCGGTCTCGGAGCGGGTGATCACGCGGCCCCGGTTCTGCACCGAGTACGGCGATTCGGGGTCTTCGTTGATCGCCTCCGCGGAGAGCGCGGGCGCGCTGTCGGAGCCGGTGCCGACGACGATGTACCGGTTCGGCACGGAGGAGAGATCCTGCTCCTGATCCCATTCAGGGGAGTGGATCGACACCTCGCCGGCCTCGAACACGAACGACACCGCGCGGTCGGCCGGCGCGATGTAGGGCTCGACGCGGAACTGTCCGCTGCCGTCGCACCACAGCGCCCAGTAACCGGCGGCATCGAGCAGGTCGTTAATAATGGTGAGCTTCGACTCCGCCGGCTCCCACACCATCGCGTTCGTGAGCGTCGCATCGGAGTCGGTGACCGCGATGCGGGTCTCGCCGGTGGACTGGATGAGGCTCACGACCGCGGGGATGATGGGAGTTCCGGCGGCGAGGCTGAAGCGCGCCGCGACGGAGTCCTCGTCGATGATCGACATCTTCGAGAGCAGGTCGACCGTTTGGGTGACGATCATGCCGTGGCGGGTCTTCGGGGTGGTGAAGAGCATCGTGGCGATCGGCCACGCTTCGACGCCTCGGATGCCGGGATCGTAGGTGATGCGCACCCGGTGGCTCATCCAGTCGATATTCTGTCCGCGATCGTCGATCGTGAGCGATGCGGAGCCGCCGAGACGAGTGGTCGCGGCGACCTCGCAGCTGCCGCCCTTCACGCCGTCGAGCGCGCGCAGCGGCACGTCCGCGGCGTCGAGGAGGGTGTACAGCCACCGGGGGCGGCGCGCTCCTGTGAGGTCCATGCCGCCCCCTTCCTGTTATCGGTCGGTCTCTTCGAGCTGGAACGACCAGCCCCACATGATCGCCGCGGCGTTGCCGCCGTTGCGGGGGAGCGAGATCGAGCCGAGCACCCCGTAGATGCGGCGCCCGTCCGGGTCTCGGTACAGGTGCAGCGGTGACGGATCCTGCGCGAGCTCCTCGAGCAGCGCCACCGTCGCGTTCGCGTCATCGCTCTCGATGAGCGCCCCGGACGCGTCGACGACGCGCGTCACCTGCTCGCCGGCGTACGCAACGCCTCGGCTGCGCCCCTCGTAGCGCTGCACCGAGCGCTCCCGGCCGGCGTCGACCTTCACCTTGGGCGAGTACGGCAGGCGCGCCGTGAGGCCGAACTGCTCGCCGCCGCCGAGCCAGAGCGCCTGCGACTGCGCCAGAACCGTGATGTCGGCGTAGGCCGACGCCCCGGTGACGGTCGCGTACGCGATCGCGCGGTACATCGTCTGCCCGTTCGACAGCGCTTCGGGATCGTCCACGATCAGGTTCACATCGGGGCTGTCGGCGAGCACGGACTCCCACACCTGGCCGTTATCGACGGACCGCAGCAGGTCGATCGTGCCGGTCTCTGCGACCGGCGGCCCGCCAGGCACGGGGTCGCCGGCGCCGACGCTGAGGGTGACGGCGCCGGTGTCCTCGCTCCATTCGCCCGAGATGTTCGGGAGCGCGGGCGGCACGAACGAGACGGTGAAGGTGAACGTGTCCCAGTCGGACCAGAGCGTGCCCGTCGCGGCGCGCACCTTGACGGTGTACGTTTCGTCGTCGGTGAGCATGTCGGGGAACGTCACCGAGTTCGTTGCGCCGGTGCCGGACCGGCGCGCGACGAGGAGGTCGTTGCCGTCGTAGAGCTCGGCTTCCCACGAGGATTGCGGGCGGCCGAGATCCTGCGAGTAGTCCCACCGGGCGAGCGCCCGCGCCTGGTCCCACGGCGAGACCGGTGACGTGATCGAGACGTTGGGCGGTGAGGTGAGCGTGAAGGTCGCTGTCGCCGACCACGGGCTGTAGTCGGCGTGCTGCCCCTTCGTGCGCACCTGCCACTCGATGTCACCCTCTCCGAAGGTGGCCTCAGAGCTGACGAAGGTTGCGCTTTCGGAGTCCGTAGACACCGCGGTGAGCACCGTCCAGGCCGAGGTGCCCGCTTTGCGCCATTGAAGCTGACGCACCGTCTGCTCCGAGGCATCCACCGGGTTATGGCGCCAGCTCAGCAGCAGCACCGCAAGCTTCGATACCACCTGCCCGTTGGGGGACAGGTTTGTCGGAGCCTTCGGAGGTGCGGCGATCTCGACGACGTTCGACGCTACCGACCACCCGGATGCCAGCGACCCGATCCTTGCGCGCACCTTGTACACGTGCGCGGTCGGCGACGGGTTCGCATGCGTCCACGGCAGGGCGACGTTGGACGCCACCAAGGTCGAGCCGTCCATGATGTCGTACGACGCCGCGTACGGTGGACGGCCACCCTCTTCTGCGTTGACACGAATACCGGCAGCAACTCGGGTCGCCGTGATGCGCGAGGGGATTCGCGGTGTCGTGTATACCGGGCCCGCGGTGCCGGACACCGGCGACGTCCCGCCCGCATTCACGCCGTAGACGCGGTAGTAGTAGCGCTCGTTCGGCTTCACCGTGCGGTCGACGAATGTAAACGCGTTCCCCGAGGGGCGGCCAACCTGCGTCCATGTGCCGTTCCCAGTCGAGCGCTGCACGATGACACTCGTGTACGTGCTGTTGCGCGACCAGGTCAGCGTGATCTGCGAATCCGAGTTGCGAACTGCGCTCAGCCCAGAGGGGGCATTCGGGCGCGGCGGTGGCGCCGCCGGTCTCGCGGGGATCGTGAACCCCCGCGAGATCGACGTCGACCCGAACACATGCGACAACGTCGCGTTGAACGTCTGTCCCTGACTCGAGGATGAAGTGGCACGCGTGAACGTCGCAGTGTGGATCAGGGCGGACTGCCCTGGCCCCAGGTTCACGTTCACGGACGTGCCACCTGACCATGAGCCGGAGAACGACAGCGAGAGCCCGTTGTAGTAGATCGACGACGAGCCGTCCATCTGCACATAGGTGCGCACCGTCAGCGTCACCGAGCTGGTCGATGTACCGACCGAGCTCGGTGACATGATCACGTCGATGCCGAGGCGGACGTGATTCTGATACGGACCCCACGAGATAGCCACTATCGAACTCCCAATCTGTCGTTCAGGACGCGATCCGATCCCGCCGAAGAGGCGGCCGCGATGCGCCCGTCGATGGTGCCGAACAGCACACCGTCGGAGTCATACAGGTGGAATACGCCCTCGCCGTCGCCGCGCTCGGGAGCGTCGACGGCGGCGTGCAGCGTGGACCACTGCGAGGGGCTGAACACTGGCTCCGGCCTGCCGGTCTTGTTCTCCACGAGGGAGATACCGGTCGGCAGGAACCCGCCGTCGTCGTACAGCGCCGTGTGCCCGTCCGCGGCTGCGAACGGGTTGAATGCCTTCGACATGAGACCGGCGGCGTTCTTCGCCATAGCTGTCGCGACGTCGACCCAGAGGCCGCCGCCCGGGAACTGGCTCTTGATCTTCCCGACCGCCCAGTCGACAAGCCCGTCGAGAATGGACGCTGCACCGCCGGCTTCTCCGAGGTCTTTCCCGTAGATGCCGAGGTACGGTGCCGGGTTCACGTGGCTGCCGTAGTTTACGGCCCCGCCGCCCGGGTTGTGCACCATGTAGTGCAGGTGAGGGCCCGTCGACATGCCGGTCGAGCCGACATAGCCGATCACGTTGCCGGCCTTCACCTTCGTGCCGGCCGACGTCGCGAAGCGGGAGAGGTGCGAGTAGCGCGTTCCCAGCCCGTTGCCGTGCTGGATGTAGACCTCGTTGCCGCCCATGTTGACGGACCCGGCGAGCCCCACGACGCCGTCTGCCGCGGCGTAGACCCTGGTGCCGCTGGCGGCGGCGAGGTCGATGCCGTTGTGGCCGCCGTGGTACGGCTGCGATACCGAGTAGGAGCCCTTCGGCAGCGGGTTCACCAGCCCGCCGCGCGCGAAGCCCTGCAGCATCGACGCGAAGCCGACACCCTTCCGACCCGCCGCGTTGGCAGCGAGGAACGCGGCCTTGTCCGCCGAACTGCGGAGGGCCTCGGAGACCATGACACCCTCACCCGGCCGGGCCGCGATGAGCTGGCTATCGCCGTCGCTCATCCGCGACATGCCGGGGAGGATGCCGCCGACCGCGAACCCCTTCGGGAGATCGATCTTCGGGATCTTCATCCCCTTCGGGAGGATCTTGTTCACGGTCCCGATGAGGCCATTGATCACGGTGTCGATGACAAACCGGACCGGCTTCTTCGCGAGCTCCTGGATGCCCTTCCACGCTGAGCCGATCGCGTCGCGAGCGGCCTTGAACGCTTCGACGGGCTTGGTCTTGACGAAGTTGATCATCGTCATAAACACGGACTTGATGCCGTTCCAGATGTTCGAGAAGAACGTCTTGATCCCGTTCCAGATGTTCTGCCACGTGTCTCGCAGGATCGCGAGCGAGAGGCGGAACACGGTCTGCCAGAACGCGATCTTCTCCTGGAACCAGGACACGATGCCGTTCCAGATTCCCCGGAAGAAGCTCGTGATGTTGTTCCACGTGTTCGACCAGAACGACACGAACAGGTAGAGGCCGACCTTGAAGACGTTCTGCCAGAACAGGATCTTCTGCTGGAACCACGAGACGATGCCGTCCCAGATGCCGCGGAAGAAGCTCGACACGTTGGTCCAGACGTCGGAGAAGAACTGACCGACGCTGTTCCAGATGCCGTTCCACCAGGCAACGAACCCGTCGATCACGCCGGTGATCCAGGAGATAAAGCCGGACCACACCTCGGTCACCCACGCCACGACGTTGTTCCACACGTCCGTGAAGAACTGCGTGATGGCGGACCAGACGCCCGTCCACCACTCGACGAAGCCGTCGATGACGCCCGTGATCCACGAGATGAACCCCGCCCACACCTCACTGATCCACGCGACGACCGTGTCCCAGTTCGCAACCAGGAGCACGATCGCCGCGATGAGTGCCATGATGCCGAGGACGATCCACGTCATCGGGTTCGCGAGCAACGCGACCGTTGAGGCCCAGATCGACGCCGTCCACGCGACGAACGCCGCGACGAGCGTTACCCCGATCGCGGCCGCAACGCCGAGCAGCACCCCCTGGTTCTCGGAGAGCCACTGAAACACGGGCACGAGCCCGCTCATAAAGCCCTGCAGCGCGGGCATGACCGCACCCATAATGGTCTCGCCGAGCGTCCCGAACGAGTGCCCGAGGAGCTCCATCTGCCCGGCGTACGTCTTCGCGTACGCCTCGCCCGATCCGCCGAACTGTGAATTCAGCTCCTCGAGCATGATCTTCTGAGCGCCCGCGGTGTCGCCCATCTCGACCATCGACTTGATCGTGTTCTGCTGCTCTTCGGAGAACGTGACGCCGACGCGAGTGAGCTGGGTGATGCCCTTCACCGGGTCGTTGAGCGCCTTGCCGAGCTGCATCGCGGCTGCCTTCGGCTCGGTCCCCATCGCGCGCGACATATCGACGAGCGCCTTTGTCGATTGATCGAAGACGTCGTTGCCCTTCCCGACACCGTTTCGGATGTTCTTGAAGGTGAGGAGGAGGTTCGCGCCCTCCTGCGTGGCTTCGGCCTCGGTCGCGGTCGTATTCTCGAGCGCGCCCGCGAGATCTTCCACGTGCTTCGCGGATACCCCTGCTGCGTTGCCCGTGGACTTGATGACGGTCTCGGTCTGCGTGTTGATCTTCTCGATGCGCGCGAGCGAGTTCACGGACTCGGTGACAAACGACTTCACGCCGGCGGCAACACCGAGGAACACGGCGCCGGTGAGGAAGCCGCTCGCCGCGCCCTTGAAGCCGCTACCGAAGCGCTTCCCCGCATCCTTGCCCGCGGGCCCCATGCTCGGCACGACGGCCTTCGTGATGCCGTCGGTGATTCCCTCGACGGACGGCACGAGACGCACCCATGCTGTTGCCAGCTCGACCCCATCGGCCATGACCTACCTCCGGTTCCGTCGCTTCTTCTTGTCGGTGAAGCTGTCCCACCAGTCGGAGAACTTCGATACTGGGATCGGGTCAGACCCGAGCTTCTGGGCTTTCGCTTTCTCCCATGGGCGGGGAAAGCGCTTCGGTTTCGCCGCATGCTTGCGGCCGGCGCGCTGCCAGTTGCCGATGTTCAGGAGGTCGATGATTTCCGCGAGAAGCTGCTCTGCCACGCCCCAGTGCTCGCGGCCCTGTACGGCCGCGCAGGTGGCAGTGCCGGGCAGCGTTTGCCACCTGCGCGTCAGCACCCAGAGGTGGCGCCATGAGAGCGAGTGGCCGAGATCGTCGAGCGAGTAGCCCGCGTTGAGCAGGTCGTACTCGATTGCGTCCTCGTGCCGGTCGATCAGTCGGCAGAGGGCGAGGATTCCCCCAGGCCGATGTTCGACGCCTCCTGCCACGCTTCCTGGATCGCCTGCAGCTGATCGTCGGTGACGAGTTCGTACAGGCCGGGCGCGTACTTCTCGATGAGCTCGCGCTGGATTTCCGCAGCTTCGACCTGCAGTGCGGGGTCGACGGTCTCGCCTTCCTTCTGCAGGGCGTCGATCTTCACGCCGACTCGCTGCATGCGGTGGCGCACGTCCGACGACACGAACTGCATCTTCGGGAGCGAGAACTTGCGCTTCTTGGTCTTGCCGTTCGCCGCGGGGACGTCGAGTTCAAACTCGAATCGGTTCTGATTGATCGACGCTTTCGACGCCGGAACCTGGAACACCATGGGGAACCTCCTGGGGTATTGGGTGTTGTGGGTGGGGAACCGTGAGGGGGAAGCAGAGCGCCCGGACGGGTTCCCCGGTCGTCCGGGCGCTCTGGTCGGGGATCTACGCGCCCGATGCGGCGACCACGCCGTCGTCGGTGTAGATGTAGATCGACTTGCCGGCGGCGTCGGGGTAGGTCGACAGCGTGACCGGCAGGGTGATCGCGCCGGACGCGACGAGGGGGATCTCGCCGCGCTCGGTGATCTGGCCGTGAGGGATGAACACGATCGCGCGACGCGCGCCGTCCTTGATGCGGAACACCCACTGCTTGATGGGGCGCTGCTCGCCGGCGATCGCGGACCGCGTCTGCGTGCCCTTCGTCGCGGTCGCGTCGGTGACCTCGACGTTGTCGTCGCCCATGTAGTTCTTCAGGGCGCCCAGCGAGAGCTCGAGGTGCGACCACGCCACGGTGCCCTCGAACTCGGTCAGGATCTTGCGGATGGTCTTGAGCGACCAGTCCTTGATCGACTCGGTCGACTCCGACGGGGTGATGGTCACGCCGTCTTCGTTCACGTACCCGGAATCGGTGAGCTCATCGACGTCGAAGTCGTCGATCGTCGCCGGGATGGTGTCGGTCTCGGGACCGGACAGGATCGCACCGGTGACGGCCTGGTCCGGCGCACCGATAAAGACGTTCTTGGAATCCACGCTCATGGCGGGGTGCCCCTTTCAGGCAGAAACGGAAAACGCCCGACAGGGTTTGCCGGGCGTGTGGGTGGTTGGGGAACCTAGACCGACGCTCTTCGCAGAGCGGCGGAGACAGTGGCGGTGAACCGGAAGTGCGTGGTTACCGTCGGATGGGGGAGGTTCGCGGGGAGGCCGCCGACGCGCACCCCGTAACAAGGCACACCGCCGAGCGTTCCCACGCGCCCCGCTCGCTGCAGTACAGCGACAGCGAGGGCCGAGAGGTCGCGGGCGTGCTGTTCATCGACGGAGAAGGCGTCCAGGACGACAGTGGGGGTATCGGTAACGAGGTCGCGCTGTCCGCCGCCGGTCGCCGTGACGCGGATGAAGTGCGTCGGCTTCGGCTCGAGTGGGATCTTCGTGCCGACCTTCGCGTCCTGGAACTGGGTGCCGACGAGCGACGCGTCGATCTCACGCTTGATCGCGACTTCGACGTCGGTGGGGATGAGGAGCTCGGTCACGGTCACCGCCCTGCGTCGATCGCGCGCTGCAGTGCGTTGTCCGCCGCCTGCGCGCGTCGTGCTTCAGTGGTCTCCGCACGCACGAACACGACCGCGCGGTCCTTGTTCAGCTGCGGAGTCGCTTCGAAACCGGGGCCGGCCGCGTCGGCGATGCGCTCGCCGCGCTCCTTGAGGTGGTCTGCGACCTGCTGGGACTGCAGCAGGCGGATGATGCCCTTCTTGTTGAGCTTGATGCGTACACCGGTAGCCATCATCCGTCCCATCGTTCGAGTAGCAGGATCGTGTGCGAGGTCAACGGAGTCGGGCCCGGCTGACGGACCACCGCGCCGTTGATCTTGTACCGCTCACCGAACACGGTGATGCGGTCGTGCCGTTCGACGTCGGCGCCGAATGGGCCGCGCGCGGTCCACGCGATGAGCGCGCCGTCGCGGTTCTGGGTGTCCTTCGTCGTCGCGCCGGCATCGAGCGCCCACCCGAGCAGGTCGACGCCGACGACGTCGGTGAAGTCGGAGCGGTGCCCGCCGCGGCCGTCGTCAACGAGGAGCGGGCGCTCGCGGATGAGGGCGTGCCGGGAGGTGAGTCCCTGGATCACGGGAGCACCCCCAACCGGTACGGCTCGAGGCGCGCGGCGTCGGCACCGCCCGGGCCAACGAGCAGCGAGTTCGAGGTGCGGTTCAGCGTCACCGAGACGCCGCCAGCCTGCTCGCGCGAGATCCCGAGCGGGGAGATCAGCGCGCCGGCCGCGAGTTCGAGCGTGAGCGTGACGAGATCCGCCGGCACTTCTTCGAAGCCGGCTACGAACGAGACGTTGAACTTGCGCCCGGTGAGCGACGTCCACCCGGTCTGTGGGTCGAAGTCGATCGTGTCGACGTCGACCGCGGCCCCGTTGACGGTAGCTGAGGTGATGCTGACGATCTCCATCGCAGGTAGCCACACCGCGTCGTGGTAGGGCCGCACCCTCTGGAAGCGGCGAGTTTCTTGCCCCGCGATGTGCCAGCCGCAGTGCAGTCGGATAGCGCGCGTCGCCGATGCGAGCTCCTTCGCGAGGAACGGGTGGGTGGCGGCGATGATGCCGCCGGTGCGCTCTTGCATTTCAGCGGGTGTCGCGAAGCTCTCCATCGCCGCCACCTCCGTTACTCGCTCGCGCTCGGGTCGGACGCGTCTTCGACGCCGCCAGCCGGAGTGGCGGGCGCGGATGCCGCTGCGGCCTTGTCGGCTGCGGCCTTGTCGGTCTTGTTCGTGACCGGCTTCGCCTTGTTGGCGGGCTTCGGTGCGGCCTTGGACCCGACGAGCTTCGCGCCGCTGGGCTGCTGACCCTCCTCGTACTGCCAGGTCGAGCCGTTCACCTCGTACTCCTTCAGAGCCATGTGATTACCTCCGGGGTAGTAGCGGTGGGGCAGACCAGATCGGCCCGCCCCACCTGGATGGGTGGCTACGCGGTGGGCGCAGCGTTGGAGAGGGTGACCTTCGTGAAGCCGGACGGGCGCCGGTTCGCGAGGAGGAGGCGACGCTCGGCGCGCACCGTGATGCGGTTGTTGACGAAGTCGTCCTCGTTCGTGTTGACCGCCTCCACGGTGATGCCGCTCTTCGAGATCACCGACGCTGCCTGCGCGAACGCGCCGACGAGCGCGGTGCCCGCCTCGATCGCCGGCGTGACGACCGTGCGCAGACCCCACAGCGGGGGCTGCTCGACGATCGTGCCGTTGCCGTACTGGCCCGTGAAGAACCCGCCACCGAAGTACTGGCCGTTGTTGTCCTTCGACAGGCGCAACGACTGGTAGTCGGCGGGGTTGATGACGATGCCGTCGGCCTCGAGTCCGCTGTTGAGGGCGGTCTTCGAGATCGCCCGGAACAGCGCGTCAGCGTTGTCCGTACGGTCGGCGGCGGTCTCCGTCTGGATGCCGGACCGGTTGAGCAGGCCGCGGATGTTGGTGCCGGTGCCGTTCCCGTTGAGCAGCTGGTCCTCGATGAAGAGCGACAGCTGATACAGCAGGCGGCCGTCGATCGCGGACGCGAGCCACGGCAGATCGTCGACGATCTCGTCCGACTCCTTGATGTACGCCGCGACCTTGGCAAGCGCCTCGGTGACGGCGGTCGGATCGGCGAAGTGGAGCTGCGGCTTCTTGCCGTTCTCCGCGACGGTCGTCGGTGCGCCCTCGAGCGCGCCCTCCACGAAGTACGTGATCGCGGCCCCGCTGATCGTCTCCGTGCCGAGGAGATCCTCGACGGTGAGACGGCGACGATTGCCGGTCACGATGTTCGTGTCGACCTGCGTCAGGGCCGGGCCGAGGACGCCTGCGGCGCCTCCGGTGACCTGCACGTCGGTTGCGGCCTTGTACTCGGTCTGAGCCTGGAAGCGGGTGCCTCGCACGCCCTTGAGCTTCGGGCCGAGGTCGTTCTTCACGAACGCGCCGAGGCTCTTGGCGTGGACCGGGGCGCCGCCGGGCTCTTCGTCCGGCTGCACGCCGAGACCATCGATGGAGGCCGCGATCGCAGCACCCTTTTCCTGGCGCTCGATCTTGCCCTTGAGTTCGGTCGCCTCTGCGTTCTTCGCCTCGAGGTTCTTGATCTCCTCTTCGGTGAGTTCACGCTCGGACGCCTTCGCGCCGTCGATGATTGCCTGCATCGCCTTGAGCAGGGCTGCAAGCTGTTCTTTGAGATTCATGGGTGAACCCCTTTCCCCTACGCTCCGCGCAGGATCGTGATTTGTGCTTGTGCCAGTGCTCGGGCGGACGGGCTGACGCCGGGCTCCTCCGACTTGACCCCGGTGGGGCCCTCGTCGTTGAGCGCAGCTTGACCGCTGGCCTTCTCCTGGTCTTCTGTTGCTTCGGCCGCGGCGATTACCGTGCCGATAGCGTCCTGCGCGGCGCGCAGGGAGTCGATGTGCTTCGCAGCGAGCACGCGGCCCGCCTTGAGGTCAATCGCGATCGTGTCGACCGCGGCCTTCACCGCGACGACGCTCGTGTCGTCGTTCGCGGCGAACCCCTTCGGCAGGAACGAGAACTCATGCGGCATGAGCTTGCGCAGCTCATTGGCCTTCCGACCGTCCTCGAGCTCGACCGCGCCTTCCTCGAGTACGTCGAACGCGAACGACAGCGACGACAGGCGTCGCCCCTTGAGGAGTCGGTAGATGCGCTGCGCCTCAGGGTCATCGTCGAAGACGCCCTTCACCCACCAGCCGGTATCGTCCTCGCCCATATCGATCGCGCTCGCAACGATCTGGTTCGGGTCGTGGAGGTACATGCCGGGCATGACATCGCCCGACTCCTGCCACGCCTTGATGCCGTCGACGAAGGCACCCTTCGCGACCACATCGCCGTAACTGTCGGGCTCGCGCGTGAACGTGGACGGGTAGACGAGGAACTCGCCCTCGGCGAGCCCGTCCGCTTCGCCCGCTTTCACTCGGCCGAGAGCCACACTCTTGATCTTCATGTCGGCCCCTTTCAGCCGTAGATGATTTCGACATCGCAGGTGCATCCCGCGACTCCATCGGCACCGAGCACGGGATCTCCCGGCCACTTCGCGCCGTTCGAGAACAGGTCGTCGATTCCGACGGTCTCTCCGTCCATCTGCGCGTGTTCAGCGCGTGGGCGGCCGGAGGTGACGAGCCATGTCTTCGTCGCAGCGGGTGCCGTCTGCCGGGCGGCTTCCACGGTTGCGAACGCGACGAGCGTCGTCGTGATCGTGGCCGCAATCCCGCTCGAGCGTGACTCCTCCGCGACGTCGAACACGTGAGCCGGACCATCGGCGTCCTCGGGGCCTTCACCGTCGAGGATCGCGGCAATCTGGTCGCGCGTTGTCGAGTTGATCGCGCCCGCGCGCGATGCCGCAACCTCCTTGAGGAAAGCCTGCGTGCGGTCGACGTCGTACTCGTCCGGGTCGAAACCCATCTGTTCCGCCGTCGCAGTGCCGACGCTCGCAGTCACGGTGAGCGCGAGCGCATGTAGGTCATCGGCGAGCTCGCGATTCCAACGCTCTTCCTCCCACCAGTCCGCGTCCTTGGCCCCGAGTTCATCGAGCACGCTCTTGCGCTGTCGTTTGAAGAACGCGCGTACCACCTCGTCGGCCTTCGCCTCGTACGTCTCAGACGGGTGCGCCTTCGCGCGGATGCGACCGGGCTCGTGTTGTGACTTCACTCGCACGGGCGCAGCGTTCTGGTTCTGAGAGCCCGTGTCGCGCGGTGATGCCTGTCCTCCGATGAGCACGTTCAGTGGCACGACAGGTTCGTCCATGCCCTCGATGTACGGCATGTTCATGCGTGCACGAGCTTCGCTGCGCAGCATCCAAGGTGCCCCGGTCGATGTCGAGAGGATCGTCGCTTGCTCCTCGAAGTCGCCCTGCAGCTTCTCCGCGATATTGAACTCGAGATACGCCCCCTGAGCCTTCGTGACGCGGGGGACGAGGAATGTGTTCAAGCGGTCCTCGATCATCGCCAGGAGCGGCCCCAGCGTCTCGCTGTAGAGCATCTTCCGGAACTCCTTGGTGTTCGAGAAGTTCGCGTTGTCGAGGATGCCGACCATGACCGGGTTCACGTGATACACCGCGGCGACGGTCGAGAGTGCGACCTTCGCGACCTCAGCCCACTCGTCCTCGCGGGCGGAGAAACCGAGGTTGTTGATGGTCATGCCGTCTTCGAGGATTGGAGTACCACCGGCCTTCGCACCGTTCGCCCCGGTCCACCGGGCCTTCCAGTCGGTGACGAAGCGCTCGCGCGCGGAGTCTGACCAGTTGGCGCCGGCGGGGCGCGTGATGATCGCGCTGGCGCGGCCGCCGCGCTGCCATACCTGCTCGCGGTACGACCACGCCTGGATCTGCTCGGCGAGGATCTGCTTCAGAGTTTCCACGGGGGAGGTTCCCTGCTTCGGGCGGCCGGGATTCCAGCCGTGGAAGACGAGCATGTCCTCCGCCGAGATCTCCTCGGTCGTGTTCGTCGGCATACGCACCTTGTACTTGCCTGGTGCAAACGCGGTGCCGCCCGAATGGCCTACCACCCATGACGGCGGAATCGGCTGGATCCGCCACCCTGACGGCGAATCGGGCACCTCCAGCACCAGCCAGTACGCGATGTCGTAGAGCCCGAGGTCGAGCACGAGCGACTCGATCAGTTCATACCGCGTCATCGACGGGTTCGGGCGAGCGAACAGCTGCGCGAGCGGGTCGTCCTTGAGGCGACGCCGGTCGTTGTCATCGACGCGCTCGAATGCTGGAAGGCCCAGGTGCGCGACGTTCCGTGCCACGAAGTCGAGCACGATTCGCAGGTGCGGCTGCGTGCGGTACAGCTCCTCCGCGGTCAGACCGAGAACCATCTGCTGCAGCGAAGGGCCAAGCCACTCCACCGCACGACTGGTGTCCTGGCGGCCGAACAGCGCGGCCAGCGCATCACGAATAGCCACGTGGCCTCCTTCATCTAGACGACGAGGAGTCCCTCGCGTTCGTACGCCGATTCGAACTTCGGCTTCGGGTTGGTGAGCAGCATTCCGACGGCCGCGATTATCGCGAGCAGCGGGGACGCGTCGGCGGGCGACGCCTTCCGGTCGATCACCCAGCCGTCGCCGACGGCCTTGATCTGTGCGGATGATGCGGCGACGTCGAGCACGGGCTGTACGCCGTGCGAGAAGCCGACGCGCTGCCGGAATTGTTCGGGCGTCTCTTTCTTTGGGGCTTCGTCGGGGGCGGCGCGCTTCACGAGGTCGTACACCTTGCCGTGCCAGCCGGCGAGCTCGGACTCGCCCCACGGGTGCACCGTGAGCCCGGCGTCCTCGAAGTCCTTCCAGAGCGACGAGATCGGCGCGCCGCGCCGCTGGAATGCGAGGTGTGTCGGCGCGACCTTTCGGGCGGGGGATTGCAGCCAGGGGATGACCCAGTCGGGGCCGGCGCGGTGCGCGACGATCTCGGCGCGGATCCGCCCCTCGGAATCCCAGAAGGCGAGCGCGACGTACACCATCGTGCGGTCGTGTGACATGTCGACGCCGTAGCAGGCCGTCCGGGTCCGGTCGCGCACGACGCCTCGCGCGATGCGGTCGTCCTTCGCGTCGAGCGCGTTGGGCCATGAACCGGTCGGGAATGGGCCCGTGCCGGAGGTGTTCACGAACTGGCAGAGCACCTCCGTGCGGAACTCGACCTCGGGGTCGCTGTTCGCGGCCGCGGCGATCGCGCGCTCGTCGAGCTCGGTGTAGCCGAGCGACGGGTTCGCGCGCGCCCACCCTTCACGGTCCCAGCGGCCGACGGGCTGCCCGTCCTCGGTGCCGTCGACGGTGCCGGCGGACCACTCGAACAGGCCGATCGAGTCGAGATCGAGCTCATCCGCGAGATCTTCGGGGACGCCGTCGGGGATCTCGCCGCTCATGTTCGCGATCGCGACCTTGCGCAGGTGCCGCAGCACGACCGACGAGAGGTCGCCAGCGTTCGACACACCCCACACCTGCGCGCGCCGGCGAGCCATAGTCGTCTTCGACGTCGCCGACCACGCGCGCCAGTCCTGGTGCTCGCGCAGCTCGTCGAAGATGACGAGGTCGCCGCGGAACCCGCGCCCGCCGCGACGGTTCGCGGTGGCGATCTTGAACTTCTCACCACCGTCGAGCAGCATCAGCTCGGAGTTCTTGCCCTCCTGCACCTTCGCGATCTCGTCGGCGAGCTCCGGGATCGCCTCGGCGACCGCGACGACTTCCTCCCATGCCGCGCGCGCATGATCGTTCGACGCATGCGTCTCGAGCGCCATTCTCGCGCCGTCCTGGAACAGGCGCCACAGGAACAGCACCGTGAGGAGCGTCGACTTCCCGTTCTGGCGGGCGACGAGCAGCAGCACAGTGCGGAACCGAAACACCGCGCCCGGGCCGTCGAGAAGTTCGAGCGCGTGGATGAACAGCCAGCGCTGCCATTCGAGAGCGCGCGGAAGCAGGCCGAGGTAGTCGGTATCGTCCTCGACGGTTCGAGTCCGGTCGAGCTCCTCGAGGCGGTCCCGCATCCAGTCCCAGAACTCGATGACCTCGTACCCGAGGGACGTCTCCGGGGTCAGCTCGCGCAGCGGCGGGGTGAACAGGCGGGGAGTCTGGCAGCCGTAGAGCTTCTTACGCGCGCCGCTTCGGGGGCCGCTTGAGCTTCGTGACGTTGTCCGGCGTCGGGGTCGCGTCGTCGCGCTCATCGTCCCCCTCCGCTTCCGGTGCGTGCTTCAGTGACCGCAGCTCGCGCTGCATGCGCATGTTCGGGGTGCCGCCGAGGTCCGACAGCACGCGAGAAAGCGCACGGTGAGCGCTCAGCGCCTTCGTGCGCTCGCCCTCGTGAGTGAGTTCGTCGATCTCGCGCGCGAGCTCCTTCGCCTGCATCTTCGACGCGACATCAGACGCCACCAGCCACTTCATCGACGCGAGCGCCTCGTCGACCGCGTCACGCATCGTACGCGGCGCTGCGGACGCGTTCTGCGTCCGCGCCTCGGCACGCCCCGCATCCCGGCTCGCTGCAGCCTTCGCGCGCGCTCTCCGCTTACGCTCAGCGTCTTTCGCGCGCCGTTCCTCGGGAGACATCGCCATGAAGCAACCTCCGATTTTGCGGACGCGGACACGACGTCCGCGGACGGGCGGACCCCGGTGGGGGAAATCACTGCCGGCGAACTCTTCACCTGGTCGGGTTGCCAGCGATCCGAACCCCCTACCCCTTGGAGTAGTCGGTGCCGCAGTTCTCGCAGATGAAGTCGGTGGTTACGCGGATCGGCTTCATGCACTGGGCGCATCGACCATCGGCGGTGCGCTTGCAGGTGTTGCACCACGGTGGCTTCGCGTCGCGGTGTTGCACCGGACGATGCTCTGGGCACGGAGGCGGATCGGTAAGTTCGTCGATCCTCGGGAACACTTCGCTGCAATGCGCCGGCTTGGTTGCTGCGTTCGCCGCTGCATCGAGGATCGCAGAGACGATCGCGACGGTGTCCGGTGCGTCGATGTGCAGAGTGGAGCCGCGCATCGTTGCCTTCAGTGGAACGGGAACTTGGGTCTCGACGTGTCCGACCTCGGTGAGTTCGTCACCGATGCCAGCGTCTACTCGGATGCGCAGGTTCAGTTCGAGGCTGCCGAGGTTCATCACTCGCTCGCGTCTGCTGCGCTTGTCTGCTCTGCTGCGTCGGTGACTGCCGCTGTGGCAGTGTCGACTGGGGCGTCCGCGGGTGCGACCTCGGCACCGGGTGTCGGCTTCGGCTTCGGCTTCGTCTCGCGCTTGCGGGCCGCTCGGGCCTGTGCGGGCTTCGCTGCCTTCGTGGGTTCCCACTGCCCGGTCTTCGGGGTGAGACGGTAGGCGCCGCCGACGGCGGGAATCCGCACGGCGTTGTCGGGCACGTCGTAGGTCTTGCCGTCGAGCGGGCCGTCCTTGAGGGTGATGCGTCGCATGATCAGATCCTTCCGTTGAGGGTGAAGATGTCGAGCGCGAGATCCCAGAGCCGGAGGCAGGTGCGCGAGCGGTCGCGGTCGCGAAGAGCGAGGTGGCGCATGTTGCACCCCTGCAATACCTCGGCGACATAGCAGTCTTGCTGCCACCGCTGGCTCGCGGCTTCGCGCTTGCGCACGAGGAATCGTCTCAGCATCAGTAGTCCTCCGCGTTTTCGATGATGTGGATGAGTCGGCCCCAGAACTCGAGGTCGAGGAACTGATGGTCGGTGATCGTGAGGCACTTCGGCACACCGGGCTCGTAGTCGGTGAACTCGGCGAGCAACGCGCGCAGCTGCTCGATGGGGTCCATCAGTACTCCTCCGAGGTCTCTCCGATGGATGGGCGTCCGGCTCGGGCGCCGGCGCTGCGGTTGCAGCGGTGATGCGATGGTGCGCAGTTCGTGGGGTCGACGATAAGGTCGGGGCGGCCCATGCGTTTCGCGTCGCGCCGGCTGATGATGTGCTGCAGCTCGAAGCTGTCGGGCTGGTTCGCTTCCCCGTCCCAGTTGATCGTGGCTTGCCCGCAGAAGTAGCAGGCCGCGTTGATGCGCTGCCATGCCGCCTTTAGGGTGGCGCGCATGTCCTGGTAGGCGCGGGAGTGAATCAGGTCGGTGGCCACGCTGCCTCCGTCCTGGAACGACTGAGCCCCCACACTCGGTGAGTGCAGGGGCTCGATGCGAAGGGGCGGGAGCTACGGGGTGACGACGACGGGTTCTTCGTTGCCGGCGTACACCTCGAAGGTGCCGGTGGTGTCGGCGTCGATGAGGTAGAGCGCGTCGCCGGTCACTTCGCCGCCCGGCGTGAGGGTCTCGTACGTGAGCTTGTTCTCGCCCGGGGTGGTGCCAAAGGCTTCCCAGAGGCCGGCGGCCACGCCGTCGCTGTCGGGTACGTAGAGGATCTGCACGTTGGCGTTGTCGCCGGTGCCTTCCCCGTTGTACTTCATCGTGACGTTCATCACGGCGAATTGTTTGCCCTCGTCGGGCACGTCGACGCCGCCGGAGGCTTCGAGCACGGCGGCGTCGGCGTCGGCCGTCCACGAGTTGATGGTGACTTCCCAGTCGCCGGCGACGACGGGCGTCCCGATCTTCGCGGCCTCAACCTCCGGCTCCGCGGGCTCTGCTTCGGGCTCTTCAGTTTCGGTGGTCTCGGCCGGCGTGGTCACCTCGGTCTCCGACGTCTCTGGCGCTTCTTCGGGGTCCGAGGAGCATCCGGTGAGGGCGAGGAGGGCGATTGCCGCGGCGGCGAGGGTGCGCTTCATGGCTCCAACTTAGCGGAGAGCTATGCGTCGGGTAAGGTCGGTGCTCATGGACGCGACTGTCATTTCGGCGATGATTGCAGGGGCGGTCGGCCTCATCGTTCTTGCGGTAGGTGTGATCACTGACCGAGAGCTATCTCGCCGTATCGACCGGCTGACGAATGCACGGAACAATCTCCGTGATGACGCCCCCGGGTCGAGCCAGCTTGACGACGTCATCGAACACTTGGTGGGGAAGCTCCATAGAAGAACGGTTGCGAAGCCCGGCAAACGCACCTGGGCCGACCGGCTCGATTCGGCGGCGAAGGCATTGACCGCGGCTGCAGTGACGGTCACCGTCATAATGTTGCTGCTGCGTCTTGAAGACGTTCTCGTGAATTGAGGGTGCGCGGCACCACCGCCCGTGAGCCGCGCACCCCGGAAGGAATGAGAAAGGGCCGGTCGCTATCGCGCTCCGGCCCACTTGCTCAACACTCAAGGTAGGGGGTGACACTAGGGGGCGGTCAAGCCTCCGTGCCACCCGGCGTGTCGCGCATGATTCTGCGGAGCTTCGCCTGGTGTGCAGGCCACGCTTTGAGGTTCTTGCGATACCAGGCGAACAACGTAGTTTCGTGCACGATCCGTCGGCCCTCTGCGTCGAGCTGCATCGGCATCCCGTGTCGTCGCCAGCGCTGCAGGGCACGCTTAGAACGGCCGACCTGCTCGGCAGCCTCCCGGTAGGTCAGCCATTCGCTCATGCCTCGAGGTAGTCCTTCCAGGGCCAGGAGTCCCGGCATCCGTCACACCTCATGGTGGGTTCGTCCGCCGATTCTTCGTACGTGGGGTGAATCAGGCGCTCTCCGCAGGTTGGGCACGGTCTGCGCCGGTAGGCGCGGAACTTCGGCTCGGCTCGCGGGTAGCGTCCGCGTACTTCGCGGATGAGGTCGATGAGCGACTCGGGGGCGTCGTTCAAGGTCGCATCATGGGCGATCTGGTGTGTGCACGCGATGAGCCACCGGATGATCTCGGTCGACATCGCGAACGCATCGGACGGGGTGCAGAGCGGCAGCCCTTGCGGTTCGTCGCGTCCCGACCACATGCGGGCGCGGAGCGGGCGTGGGGAGGCGCCGCCGATCTTCTCCGCGACCTCGCGCCCGAAGATGATCAGGGTTGCGTAGAGCAGGTCGGCGTCGTCGGCGGGGTCGACGCGGTATGGAAGCCTGGCCTTCTCGCTCGTGCCCGACACGACGACGGCGCTCGTGTCCTGCGCTGCGAGGGTGTTCTCCGCGAGCTCGCGCATGTGCATGAGCTGGAACGGCACCTGCTCGAGGTGCCACTTGAACGAACCCGACCATGAGCTCTCAGTCTGCATGCGATTTCTCCTCGTATCCGGTGGCGCGGCGAGCGCGCTGCTCGCGACGGCGGGTTCGTTCTTCGCGGCGACGAGCGCGGCGGATCCAGGCGTCGCCGGCGGCCTTCGCCCACGCGGCGGTCGGACGCCAGAGGTCGACGATGCTGCGCGGGTTGTATCGCTCGATCGTGCCGTCCACGACGCGGGCCTCGTAGCCGAACGGGATGTCGCCGAACGGGGTCTGCGCCTCTGCCGCGTGCACGATCACGGCGAGCTCGCGGCTCATCGCCCCTCACCTCGCAGCCACTCGGCGACGAGTTCGGCTATCTGCCGACCGAGGGTGTTGCCGAACGTCGACCACGTCCACTCGCGGGAGTCGATCATGTCGGCCAACTCGGCGAGCTTCGCTTCGTCTACCTCGACCGGAGCGGCGAGAGCGTCAGCGGCTTCGCGCATCGTGTCGGCGCACTCATGCGAGTACCAATCGACCACCTCCGCGCCGTGCCGAAGTCGCGCGGTCAGCTTCTCGCGGTCGCCTGTTACCGTTGCCGCATGATCCTCGGACTCGGCCTCGCAGGCGGGGCATTTCGGTTCAGTCACACCGTCCGCGCCGTAGCACCGGCACTCGGCCTCGCGCTCCTCGGCATCGTGGTGCTCGCCCGCTGGATCGGCGGACGCCGACGCTGACACCGCCGTGGCAGCTTCCATAGCGGCCAGTGCTTGATCGCGCATGCGGTCCCGGTACTCGTCGTCGCGCGTGCCCGTCGGCGACCCGCCGAGCTCGCCGTTCGTAGGCCAGTCTTCGCCCGGCTCGAGGCACGCGAGAGCACGTGCAGCCGCCTCAATCTGTTCCTCGGGTACGCCACCCTGCACGGGGGCCTTCTGGTTCGTCATGGTGTCGCCTCTCGGTAGTCTGTGCGCATGGAAAATGCGCAGCTCTTGTTCTTCATCTACATCGCCGCCGGGATCGTCGGCTTCGTGCTGTTCTGGCTGCTGCTGTGGGCTGTCATTCGCGCCGGTGTTCTTTCTGCTCTTCGTGCTCACTCGGATGAGCAGCGGGAGCACGGCCGACTTCGATAGCTGCCGACCTCCGCTCCTTCGGGAGGTCGAGTGATGTTCGGGGGAGCCCCATGCGGGCGAGGGCGTCGAGGTCGGTCTCGGTGAGAGGCGCGTAGGTGGTCATCGTGCTGCTCTGACTTCGTCGAGTGCTGCGCCGAGGTCGGTGACGGTGGTGACGTGGCGCTTGAGGGGGTTGATGAAGATGCGGAGGCGGCCGCTGACGGTGTGGGTGCCTTCGCCGATGGTGGTGCCGTGGGTGTCGGTGATGTGTACGACGGTGCTGGCGCGGGTGATGCGGTAGCCGCTGGTGGTGACGGTTTCGTCGACGAGTTTCGGGCTGATCTTCGCCATGTCGGGTGCCTTTCTCAGAAGGGGGTGGTGTCGGTGGTGTCGGTGGTTTCGGTGGTGGCGGGTTCGAGGGGGTGGGGTGTGCCGGGGAGTGGTCGGCCGCATTCGTGGGCGGGGAGGATTGCGTTGGGTGGGCCGTGGTGGTGTCGGCGGTGCCATTCGGGGTCTCGGCGGGTGAGGTGTGGGCGGCCTGCTCGTCGGTGGAGGTTGTAGGTGGGGCGGCCGATGATGATGCAGGCGGCTTCGATGTCGGCGGGGATTTCGACGGGGTCGGCTCGTCGGGTGCCGTGGGTGGGCATGAGGTCGGAGAAGTCCCATTGGGTGGCGAGCACGGGGGCGTGGCATCGGGGGCATTCGGCGGGGAAGGCGTGGTGTTTCATGGCCGGCCTCGAGGGCCGTCAGGGACCGATTTCGCGCTTACTGGCATCGGCTGCGTATAGGTAGGGGCAGAACCCTCTGTTGCCCTGTTACCTATCAATGAGCTGGCGTACTTCGAAATATCGGTCCCTATCGGTCCCTGAGTCGCGTTCTGTCCCGTGATTTCAGCGAAGTTGGCAGGGCCAGTTGCTGATTTTGGTCGGTCCCTTTCGGTCCCTTTCTGTCCCTCGTTGGCCGCGGGCAGGGACCGATCGCAGGGCGCGTTACTCCGGTTGCTCATCGGTCGGCCCAGTGTGTGCCGAACAGGCCGCCCTGCGACTGGTCGTCGGATTCGGCTTCGTGCTCGGCGAGCATGAGTCCGGTGTAGTAGCGGCGACCGTTCGACTTCGCGACGTCGATGTCGAACTTCTGCCGCAGCTGTCGCCCGAACGACTGGCCGGAGAGCTCGCGCTCGTTCTCGTCGCGACACCACTGGTCGTAGACGCGGCGCAGTTCGGAGGTCTGGATGCGGGCGTGTTCGCCGCCGCCGAGGATGCAGCGGTCTTCGATGAAGCGGGCGAGGTGGTCCTCCTCTTGCTGGTAGGTGGCGGTGGCGGCGCGCACGCTGTCGGGTTCGCGGACGCCGTTGGCGACGTAGTCGACGCATCCTTGGATGAGCCAGGCGAGGATGCCGGGGCCTTCTTCGTCGACGAGTCGCTGCTGCAGGTTCTCGATGCGTTCAGATTCGGGGATGATGCGGGTGAAGGGGATGAGGCGTAGGCGGCGCCAGAAGCTGTTGCCGCCGGACTCGACCTTGGGCTGGTTGTTGCCCATGAGCCAGAGCGTGTGCGAGGGGTTGAAGGTGAAGAAGTCCTGCCGCATGAAGCGGGCGGTGATCTTGTCGCCGCCGGTGAGGGCTTTCACTTTGGCTTCGTCGAATCGGGTGCCCTCGTTGATCTCGGCGGCGACGACGAAGCGGCGGCCCTGCAGGGATGCGAGTTCGGTTTCGTGGCGGTCGCGGCCGGCGAGGAGGAACCCGTGGGGTGCTTCGGTGGCGTAGTCGCCGAGGAGGGTGGTGAGCGTTTCGAGGTAGACGGTCTTGCCGTTGCCGCCTGCGCCGTGGAGGAAGGGGAGGATGTGCTCGACGACGGTGCCGGCGAGCGAGAGGCCGGCGAGGCGCTGCACGTACGTGATCATGGGTTCGTCGTCGCCGAAGGTGGTGTGCAGGAACCGGGTCCAGAGCGGGGTGGGTCGTTCGGGGTCGGGTGCGACGCTGGTCTGCTTCGAGTGGTAGAGGTGTGGGGTGGCGGGGGTGACGGCGCCGGTGGTGAGGTCGACGACGCCGCCGGGGGTGTTGAGCTGCCAGGGGTGCGTGTCGAACTCGGCGGCGGCGGTGCGCATGGTGGGGAGTGCGCGGGCGAGGCGGACGACGTTGGTGAGGGCGCGAGTGCTGAGTGAGCGGACGCGGTGCTTGCGGATCTGGTCGTTATCGGTGGGGAGTCGGTCGGCAATGTCGAGTGCTGCCTGCAGGGCGGGGGCGTCGTCGGGCGCCCATTCCCAGCGGGTGCCGGTCCACTCGGCCCAGCGGCCGGCGTCGGGGATGAAGCGCAGCTGCGAGGTGTAGTCGGCGGCGAGGAGGCGGGCGTTGCCGGCGTCGGTGAGGTCGGCGGAGTCGGAGCCGACGAGCGGTGAGGGTGCGGGCGCGGTGACGGTGTTGCTGTGGTCGATGACGGCGAGCTCGCCGGCGCGCGGTACGGCGGTGAGGTGGCGGGCGGGTGCGAGCGGGCGGGGTGCGCGGTGTCCGTGCCCGTCGGCGGCGAGCTGCTTCGCGGCGGCGGCGTGGTCTCCTCCGTGCTCGAGGAGGGCGTACGCGCCGAACTTCGTGTACGGGGTTTCGGGTTCGAACGCGGTGCTCGACGTGAACACGTAGAGGCGGTCGCGGTCGTCGGCGCGGCCGGTGCTCGCGCTGATGCCGTCCTTCTTGCCGGGCCGGCACCAGTAGCGGAGGTTGCCGCGCTGGTGGATGAGGGTCCACCCGTGGGGGGTGAGGATGTCGGCCCAGTCGGTCTTCTGCTCGAAGTCGTCGCCGGGGGTGATGTCGCCGTCGTGCTGCTGGTAGGTGGACCAGATCGCGGCGACGGGCCCGTTGGGCTGGGTGGGGGTGGTGTCGACGGTTTCGTCGATGGTGCGGATGAGGGCGTGCAGCTGCTCGCGTTCGTCGCTGGTGATGGTGGGGACGGTGGCGGGGCCGCCGGCGAGCCGCATCCAGGCTTTCCCGGAGGGGTGCGCAGTGCCGCCGGTGGGTGCGGCGACGACGAACCCGCCTTCGCCGCGGGTTTCGGCGAGGGTGATGCGGTCGGGGCCGGCGGCGAGCTTCGTGTTGCCGGGCACGTCGGCGTTGGCGAGGCGGTAGAACCAGTGCACGCCGCCGGAGGGTGAGAGTTCGAACCAGCCGGTGGTGATGCGGTCCCAGAGCTCGGTGAGGCCGGTGGCGTCGGCGAGTGCTTTCAGTTCGGGGACGCGGTGCGCGGCGCGGCCTTCGAGCTCAAGCATTTCGAGGGCGCCGGAGATGCGTCCGGTGATGAGGCCGACACCGACGGTGGTGCCTTCGCGCATGAACCAGGCGTCGAGCTGGTCGATGTCGGCGCGCTGCTGCGTGTACTGCTTCCATGCGATGGCAGGTCGTTTCGTGCCGTCGGTGGCGACGGGAACGACCGAGATGCCAGCCTGGAACAGCTCTGCGACGGTGGCGGCGTAGGTCAAGGGGTTACTCCTGGTGTGCGAGGGTGGCGCGCGACGCTGCGATGGTGATGTCGACGCGGGGGTATGCGTGGAGGCTGGATGCGGTGATGCGGGTGCCGCCTCCCTGGGCGGGCATGGTGCGGGTGATCTTCCAGCTGCCGTCCTGGTTCTTGATGTGGACGATGTCGCCGGCGCGGATGAGGCGGCGGGGTGCGAGGTCGCGCATGGTGTTCCCTGTCTGGGGTGGGGCGTGGGCGCCGCCGGTGTGGTCGGCGCCCACGCGGTTCGGGTGGGGTTAGAAGGTGCCGGCGGCGATGTGCTGGACCTGCTCGGCGGTGAGGCCGAGCGCGGTCTGGATCAGCGCGCTCTCGCTGCCGATCGCGAGCAGCTGCTTCGCCTTGTCGTACTGCTCCTGGGTGACGCCGACGGGCAGCGACGGGGCGAACGCGGCGGGCGCCGG